AGAGGAGATATCATACATCTTAATCAAAAAATCTGACGGTAGTCGTTTTTCTCCTTTCAAGAGACCATCTTATGGTTTGTAAGATACTGTGTGATATCTCTTCTAAAAGTGCTTGGAATCTATTCATAAACTATTTAAATGTTAACATGATCTATAAAAAAGGAGGTAGATAGTGTTCAATACAAAATCTATTTTCAGTTGGAATATTCCTGATGTTTTAGGTGGTGATCCAATTAAATTTGCTCAATTACTTGTAGATGGTGGTTTTGAGGGAGTTTATTTAAAAGGTGGTGAAGGGAATATTGTTTTTAGAATGTGGCCATCTAGTCCTTGGCCTACATGGGGAAAAAATATTAGACAAGAATTAGTAGATGCTCTTCGTAAGGTTGGATTAAAAGTTTATATTTGGCATTTTCTTTATGGTGTCGATCCTGCAGGTGAACTTTCGATTGCGGATTATCAATGTACTCAATTTCATCCAGATGGATATATTTGGGATGCTGAGTCAAGATTTGATGAACAACCAAATGCAGATGCTAATGCTCGTTTTATTACTAATGGTCTGATCAAAGCTCATCCTGATATTCCTCAAGCCTTATGTTGGTGGGCATTGCCTAAAAATCCACTAAATGTTAATATACAATGGCATCCAATTCATGTTGCTAAAGCATTTATGGAAAGAGTAAATTGTGTTATGCCAATGATGTATTGGGATGGGTCAACTTCTCAGGCTGCACTTTCATATTTAGCAAAGAGTTTAGGAATTTGGAGAGGATTTTGTAATCTTCCAATAGTTCCTGTAGGAAGGGCTTATACTGGAGATGCTGGTTTTGGTAATCCAGAGGCTATTAAAGCATTTGCTCAGAAAGTAATGGAAATTTCTGTTGAGAAAAATTTGATTGGAATTTCTTGGTGGCTTCTCGATAAAGCAAGTGAAAATTCTATATGGTGGGAAGCATTAAAAACTACACCTAAATGGTCTGGTCCTCCACAACTTAGTGATAAAGAAAAAATTGAGCGTTTAGTTAATGCTCATAAAGATCTATTTCCAGAAATGTTTGAATAATTAGAGAGGTAAAACATGGATGCGTCCAAGAAAGGTATTGTAAGGCCGAAGAGACGTCGTCCTCCTGCTAGAACTCCCGAGGCACGAGAAAATCAACTAATACAAGCAGCTGTTGATTTGGCCGAAGAACAACTTTCTAAAGGAACTGCATCAGCACAAGTTATTACACATTATTTAAAACTTGGTTCTACTAAAGAGCGATTAGAGAAGGAGAAACTTACTAATGAGAATCTCCTTCTCAAAGCAAAAACAGAAGCTCTTCAGTCTGCTAAACGGATTGAAGAACTTTATTCTAATGCTCTAAATGCTATGCGTTCGTATAGTGGAAGAGTAGAAGAGGAGGATGATGCAGTTAATGACAATAATGATTAAATCTTATAGAGAGTTGCGAAAACTGCAAACCTTTGAAGAACGTTTTAATTATCTTCGTTTGAAAGGTATTGTAGGTGGATCAACATTTGGTTATGATCGATATTTAAATCAAATGTTATACAAATCTAGCGAATGGAGAGATAGTAGACGTGAGGTAATTCTAAGAGATGAAGCTTGTGATCTTGGTATAAAAGGTTATGAGATAGAATCTCAAATTCTTATTCATCATATGAATCCTATTAGTATTGAGGATATTGAATCTGGTAATGAAGATATTTTTAATCTTGATTTTTTAATTTGTACAACACAAAATACTCATCGCGCTATTCATTATGGTGATGAATCTTTGCTTCTCAAACCGCCTATTGTTCGTCGTCCCTTTGACACGACTCTTTGGCGTTAAATTGCTAAAGGAGTTTATATGGATAGTATATTAGATACAATTAAACAAGCACTAGGCGTTGAGAATGAGTATACTGGTTTTGATGTTAATATTCTTCTTGATATTAATAGTGCTTTAGGAAATTTAAATCAACTTGGTGTTGGTCCAAGTGAAGGATTTGTTGTAACTGATCAAAAACAAACCTGGGTGGATTTTTTAGGAAGTTCGATCAAACTTGAAGCAGTAAAAAGTTATATTCTTCACAAAGTTCGTTTATCTTTTGATCCTCCATCAAATTCCTTCTTAATAGACGCAATTCAAAAACAAATTGATGAATTAGGATGGCGTTTAATGGTTCAAGAAGATCCTCCATTAGGTTTAATTGAAGAAGAAATAATATTAGATATATTACTAGAAAGTAATATAATGGAGGAGGTATAATATGCCATATCCAAATGAACATTCAGCTAGAGTAAGAGAACCCGGAAGTTTTAATCCAAATTCTTTTCGTAGTAAGGATTTAAAGGGAGGAGTTCGGATAATTATAGGTAAGTTGAAAGATGGAGATTCAATGATTGTTCAAGCTTATCGATTTTCAGTTGATCAATTTACTGTTGAGGAAGCTAAGAAATGGTTAGAGGATCATAAAATTTCTTATTTAAAATTTGAACCAGCTCAAAACGAGTCTGAGACAGGAGTATCTATGAGTGATGTTAAAAATAAAATAGAACATACTGGAGTTCTTGGTATGAAGTGGGGTCGTAGAAGTGGGAGTGGTGGTGGAGGACATAGTAAAAAAAAGTCCTCGACTTCTAGTGCTGAGAATAAAGTTGCTATGCTTCTTAAAAAGAAAAAAGTATCAGAAATGACTAATGATGAACTTAGGACCGTGAGTACTCGAATACAACTTGAGCAAACATATAAAACTTTAAATCCAGGTAAAGTTCATACAGGCAAAAAAATTGTTGCTGGTCTTTTAGGAAGTGTAGCTAAATCAGTTGCTAATCAAGCAACCCAATATGCTGGTCAAAAGATATTTGAAATTGCTCTTAATAAAGCTACTGTCACTGCTGCTAAAGTTGCTGCTGCTAGAGTTGCTAAAGCTGCCGGTGGAGGTTAAAATAATGATTATTAAAAAAGATGATCAAATAGTTCATACCGGTGTACCTGGAATGAAATGGGGTGTTCGTCGTGGTAGTAAAGAGCAAGTAGGATTAATACCTAGAATGTTAGGAAGAAAATCAAATTTTCGTATAGGTAAAAAGAAAGGACAATCCGACGCCGATTTTGATAAGGAATATGCTAAAGAAATTGGAAGTTCAATACCCAAAGCAAAAACTAAAACAAAACAAGCTTTAAATTTAATTGGAAGTAAAAAATTAAGTTATTCTGAAAGAGAACAAAAACGTAGAACTGTAACGAAAAATCTTGTTAAAAGTGCTATGAGAGTTATTAGTGGTTTATTAATTTTAGATATAGCATCAGGTATAAGAGTTGGAAAACCGAGAGGTATGTCTGATGCTGAATTTGATAGAGAATATCAAAAAGAAATTAGTGGTGGAGATTAATATATTAAAAAAAGTAGGATAAAAATATGTCATTGTCAAATACAGCTATTCCTATTTATTATGGTCAATTCCGTGAAAAAGTGATAAGAGGTGAGATTCCTGTTTGTAAGGAAATTTCACTTGAAATGAATAGGATTGATCAACTTATTGAAAATCCTGGAGTTTATTATGATGATCAAGCTGTAGAAGGTTTTATTCGATATTGTGAAAGTGAACTCACCCTTACTGATGGTAGTGATTTAATTTTGTTAGATACTTTTAAACTTTGGTCCGAGCAAATTTTTGGGTGGTATTATTATGTTGAAAGAAGTGTATATGTTCCAACTCCCGATAATCGAGGTGGTGAATATATTCGCAAGAAAATAAAGAAACGTCTTGTCAATAAGCAATATTTAATAGTTGCACGTGGAGCAGCGAAATCAATGTATGCTTCTTGTATACAAAATTATTTTCTAAATGTTGAGACATCTACAACTCATCAGATTACAACTGCTCCAACAATGAAACAAGCAGAAGAAGTTATGTCGCCAATACGCACCTCCATTACGCGCGCACGAGGTCCATTGTTTCAATTTTTAACTGAGGGATCTCTACAAAATACAACTGGTTCTAGAGCAAATCGTGTAAAATTGGCATCAACTAAGAAAGGAATTGAAAATTTTCTTACTGGTTCTTTATTAGAAATACGTCCAATGGCTATTGATAAACTTCAAGGTTTGCGACCAATGGTTGCAACAGTAGATGAATGGTTATCTGGAGATATTCGAGAAGATGTTGTTGGTGCTATTGAACAAGGTGTTTCAAAACTTGACAATTATTTAATAGTTGCGATGAGTTCAGAAGGAACTATTCGTAATAGTAGTGGTGATACAATTAAGATGGAATTAAAGGATATATTAAAGGGTGAGTATATCAATCCTCATGTTTCTATCTGGTATTATAAACTTGATGATATTCAAGAAGTTAATGATCCTAGAATGTGGTTAAAAGCGAATCCAAATCTTGGAAGGACTGTTACATATGAAACCTACCAATTAGATGTTGAGAGAGCAGAAAAAGCACCTTCTACAAGAAACGATATTCTTGCAAAAAGATTTGGTATTCCTATGGAAGGTTATACTTACTTCTTCACTTATGAAGAAACACTTCCGCATAGACGTAGAGATTTTTGGTCAATGCCATGTGCTATGGGATTTGATCTTTCGCAAGGTGACGATTTTTGTGCCTTCCTATTCTTATTCCCATTATCAAATGGATCTTTTGGGATTAAGACTCGTTGTTATATTTCTTCATTAACTCTTAAAAAACTTCCAGGTGCTATGAGAGCTAAATATGATCAATTTCTTGAAGAAAGTAGTCTTCAAGTTCTTGAATGTACAGTTCTAGATATGATGGAGGTGTATGAGGATTTAGATAATTTTATAAATGATTCTAGTTATGATGTTCGTTGTGTAGGATTTGATCCTTATAATGCTAAAGAATTCATCGAAAGATGGGAAAGGGAGAATGGATCCTATGGAATAGAAAAAGTTATTCAGGGTGCTAAGACAGAATCAGTTCCTCTTGGAGAATTAAAGACTCTTTCCGAGGAACGTATGCTTATTTTTGATCAAGAACTTATGACTTTTGCAATGGGAAATGCTATTACATTAGAAGATACTAATGGTAATAGGAAACTTTTAAAAAAGCGACATGAGCAAAAGATTGATCCTGTTTCAGCATTAATGGATGCTTATATAGCTTATAAAGCAAATAAAGAAGCGTTTGAATAATCTAATTAATAGGAGAATAAAAAAATGGAAGAAAATCGTGTAAATGATATAAATGTGGATGCTGGTGTTATTGCTAATTCAAATATTCCAGCTGCTGAGAAATTTTTAAAGACTCATTATAAATTTGAGTGTGTTCGAAATGGTGAATTAATCTGGACTGAAGAATTTGA